TTGAATTGCAATTCGCCACTAAAGCATTAGATACGCACTTACAAGATTTAGAGGACTTGTAATTAAATCAAATTAAGTGTTGACAGCGACATTCGTTCTTGATATAATAGTCATACAAATTAAGGAGAGATACTATGTTAGTTTATTGTGATTATATCGCGGATTCAATTCAAATCATGTTGCGTCGTGAGATCAACGATTTTGAAGATACCACTATTCTAGAAACAGTAGAGGGTGTTAAAATGGATTTGCATCCTACAGAAGGTTACTTCGTTAGTACTAAGAAAACTATGAAAGTGACTGACAAGAACGGTAGAGCTTATCTAGTGACGGTAGAAGAACTATGATGGAATATACGGTTATCACTAAGGATGGTTCTAAACAGTCATTCTACATACGCCAGTACGCCGAGATGTATGCTCGTGTGTATGGTGGACGTGTTGTTGGCAAACCAGTATTAGAGCTAATTAAAGCAGCTTAATTTGTAATTAAATCAAATTAAGTGTTGACAGCGACATTCGTTCTTGATATAATAGTCTTATCAAATCAAGTTAAGGAACACGTTATGAACAACCTATTTACTTTTGTAGAATCAACCGATCCACAGTTAGAAGATAACATGTGGACATGTAATGCTAATCCTGCTGTTTACATTCAAGACTGTCGTGACTACGGCGGAGGTTACTTTGCTAATGCTGAGGTAGATGCTGGATTTCTTGAGTTGGGTGAATTTAAGACTCTTAAGTCTGCAATGGCTAACGTTATCGCTTATGTTCAAAATAAGTGAAAATAACTGTTGACATCAACAACTCACTATGTTATAATAGTCTTATCAAATCGTAATAAACAGGAATACTAATATGTCTCAATATGATCTAACTAAAAATCAACTTATCGTATCTAACATTGGTCGCAAGCTAATGGATATTTCTGTTAACACTCCTATGAAAGGTCTTGATGCCGAAGGCATTGCTCGTACGAATCGTATGTCTACTTTTGGTGATACACTTACTCGGTTTGGAGCTCCTTGGGGTCCTAGGAATCTTTCTGAAGTTTTAAAGACTTCTGGAATTGGTGAAAAAGAAGCTGCAGAATTTATGCAACTTGGCAACTCTTAATTAATCTTATTTTACTCTCTCTAAGGAATATTGCACATGGCTATGATGTCTGAATTAGTATTGGAAATTCGTGAAATGCTTGAAGAAGGTTACCCAGCATTAGCGATCGCGGCTACACTTGATGTTCCATCGGAACTTGTATGGGATGTTAAAGATGAAAATGAATCGTTCTTTAATGGTTCTGTTTTAGATGTAGGAGGACCAGTCTTCGAAACAATCTATGCAAATTAAAAGGAGTTGTAATCCAATGGACAAACTAATTGAACAAGAACACGACGGCATGGCAGTAGATAATTGGTCTGTGCCAATGCTTGATTTTGACTATTCAAACGAGCAGCCTGATATAGAAGCAACGTATAGTGAGTATGAAATTGCAAATTAATTTGTAATTAAAGTGAATTAACCGTTGACATCAGCATTCGTTCTTGTTATAATAGCTGTATAAAGTAAATCAAAGGAAACTATATCATGAAAATTACCTCTCGCACAACTGCTTATTACGCAACAGTCAGAATGGTTAACGGTAAAGTAGATTACCGCGATCAACCTATCTTAGACGGCATCAAAATCGTCGTAAAAATGAACAATGAAGCTTTCGATACTAGCAATAACAAGTACGTGAAACTTCAAGGTCGCGGTCCTCGTGCTGTTCATTCAGAAGCTCGCTATGGCAAAGGCCGTCGTCGTGGTTTTGATCAATCGCTTCCTCTTGGCCTTGCTACACATGCAGATGTTTATGTTTACAACCGCTAGGTTATTCAAAGGAATCAATACAATGCCTAATACTAAACCTATTGATAAAGAAAAACGTGACGCAACTATAGCAAAGCTTAGAAAAGCTCTTAAAGATTGCGATATTGAGTATTACATTAAAAGCGTAGATGGTAATCTAGCCATCGTTAACATTTGGGTTGGTCAATAATAATGAATATGGATGTACTTAACAAGCTACACACGATGCACGTAGTCACTTCTAAGGACGCTGCAGTAAAGCTGATTGATACTACTAAGACGAAGAAAATTGTTCTTAATCGTCTTCTTTATGATATCTCTGTTGCGCCTAGTGCAGCTGAAGTGTCTCGTATCATGTGGCAAGTTTACATGTCTGGTTCTGGATTCGGTACGATTGGATCAACTTGGAAGAAACATTACGCTTCTGCATAAGGATTAATAAAATGATTAAAGTCCCTCAAAACATAACATACTCTATGACTGACGAAGAAATAGAGTATCTTAGCAAACAAGCTCTTGAAATTTCTCAATGTCCTGTAAGAAGCAGAGGTCGCGAATACGACGAATGCTTTAGGGCTACGCGTGCTGGTGCTATTTTGGAATTTGCTTTGGTACATCAAGGCGCAATTAAAAATCCAAAAGAATTTAATGTTTATGATCGAGACTCATACGCTTGGGATGTTATGTGGGATGCTGGTCAAACAGAAGTAAAGCGTAAAAACTTTCTATCAAATGATAACACAAAATGGTATTCGTACAATGATCCAGTTTATGTTAAGACTTTTCTTAAGAACTTAGACATTGTAGACAACTTTATTGTTGGTGATTACAAAGTATTAGAACCTAACGTGTTTGCTGTAGAATGGATGCTTATAACTAAGGTCGGAAAATATTTTAAAAACTATATGCAAGAAAGCCTTTACAATCGTGGGCAAATGTATTATAATCATTACAGAGACGTAAACTGTCAATACTTGAGGCAAGGATAACAATATGAAATTCGATACAGGCAAACCGCCAATTAACTTAGTACCTTCAGAAGCTATCATTGATGCTGCTAATGTGTTTGCTTTTGGTGCACAAAAATACGGCGAAAACAACTGGCGTACGGATATTAATAAGTTTCCGTTATCACGCCACTACGCTTCTATTCAACGTCATATGTTGGCTTGGAATTCTGGCGAAGATCTTGATCCAGAAAGTGGCTTACCTCATTTGCATCACGCGATGACTCAGCTAATGATCTTGACTACGTGTGTACGCGAAGGCGTTGATGTTGACGATCGTTTTAAGCAGGCAACTAATGAAGATTAAATTTGAAGTAGAAATCGATACTGAAAACCAAGCAGATTGTGATAAAATGCAAGAGCTTATACGAATTTTTGAAGATCTAGACAAGGAACACGATGATTATGATGAACGTTAATGATATCCGCAATTACTTTAAAAGCGAATTAGCTGCTGAGCGCTTTACTACTGACAAGACTGGTGCTAAAACAATTGAGATGCTCGGTGCATCTTTTATTGCTAACGAACCTTCTATCTTTGGTACACCAGTTAAATCTTATATTGATGCAGAGCTAGCTTGGTATGAAAGCGGTTCTACTAATATTAATGATATTCATGGTGCAGACAAAGCTCCGCCTGCCGCTTGGATGTACGCAGCCGATAAGCATGGTAATATCAATTCTAATTACGGCCATCTTGTAGATTCGCCAAAGTTTTATAATCAATATTATAATGCGATTGACGAGTTGATTGCTAATCCAGATAGCCGTCGTGCTCAAATGATTTACAATCGTCCATCTATTTGGGCTGAGTACAACGAAAATGGTAAATCTGATTTTATCTGTACTAACGCTCAAACGTTTTATATTCGTGATAATAAGTTGCATATGGTATCGCAAATGCGTTCAAATGATGTAGTCTTTGGTTATAAGAACGATTATGCGTGGGCTCAGCATCTTATGGATCGTGCTATTGATAATCTAAATGAAGAAGCATATAATCTTACAAAAGGTGATTTGATCTGGCAAGTAATGAATTTGCATGTGTATAGCCGCCACTTTGACTTGGTAGTATAGCTATGGATGATATTCAAGAAACATACGACCAATTTATTAGCCGTAGCTATAAAGAAGCAGATCAAAAGTGGCATCGTCGTTTTATGGATATGGCTCAGATGGTTTCTACGTGGAGCAAAGATCCTTCAAGCCAAATTGGTGCTGTTGCTATTAACGACGAACGTCGAATTCTTGCTACTGGCTATAACGGCTTTCCGAAAGGTATCGCTGATACTGAAGAACGGCTAAACGATAAGGATCAAAAGTATCCTCGAATTATCCATGCTGAAATGAATGCTCTTATGAACGCTTTGTATTCTGGTGTAAGTCTTAAAGACTCAACACTATATGTTTATGGTCTACCTGTTTGTCCTTCTTGTACTAAATGCATTATTCAGGCTGGTGTTAAACACGTAGTAATTCCAGCAACAAAAACAGACAAAGGTAATTGGCAACAAGTTTGGGAAGAACAAAGTTTGCCAATGTTTAAAGAAAGTGATGTACAAGTTACGCTATTGGTGATATAATATGACTTATCTGGTAACAGACAATTGTGTTAAATGTAAGCACACTGACTGCGTTGCGGTTTGTCCAGTTGATTGTTTTTATGAAGGTGAAAACTTTTTAGTAATTAATCCAGACGAATGTATTGATTGTGGTGTTTGTGTTCCTGAATGTCCTGTAGGTGCTATTGTGGCAGATGTAGATTTGCCTGAACCTGAGCTAACTCTGTGGCAGGAAAGGAATGCTAAATATAGCTTGATATGGCCAGTAATTACTGAACAGATTGCGCCAATGGAAGACGCGGAAATCTGGGACGGTGTTCCTGGGAAATTTGAAGAATTTGTAGAAAAAAGCTAGGAGTTATATTATGAAGGTTGCGTTTATTTTTGGTAAGGGCATTGAAGGTTGTGGCGTTACTAAAGGTGCTAATGTATTTGAGGAATGGATTGTTAAGCAAGGACACGAATCAGTAGTTGTTGATTTTGATAACGGTCAGAGCTTTAGCAGATCAAAAGATACATCTTGGCTAGGTACCATGCTAAGACTTAGGGCAGAAGATACAGCTGAAACTGTTCCAGACATTGTTGCTCAAGTTAACAGTTGTGATATTGTTATTATTCACTCAATGCCTACACGTAAGCAAGGAAAATACATTGATCGTTTCCGCGAATTTGTTGCTACGATTAAAGATCCTATTATTGTTACTCACGATCACGGCATTACTAAACACAATATTAATATGATTCCACAAGCAGCTGAGATCTTCGCGATGTCAGATATTGGTGTTGTTCAATCGTTTGAAGGTTATGGTCGTAAAGGATATACCGCAATCGATCCAACTATGGATGACCGTATTATTGAAAATCCAATCTGGGTTCAAACAGATGAATATGATCAATATCGTAAATCGTTTGAAGATCGTCGTAAGCATTTCTTGTATATTGGTCGTATGTCCTCTATTAAAGATCCTGCGCTAATTCCACGTATTGAACCACACATGAATATGGATGAATGGGATTTGTCTCTAATTGGTTGCGAAAAATCAATTGCTTCAGTTTCAATGTTAACTAGTGATCTTGCTACAAACCCAGCTCCATATACAGACGGATTTAAACAGCGAATTCTTATTAAGAATCTTCTCGTAAGCGGTGAATACTCAATTCCTCCTGCTGAGCTGAAAAAACCTAACGCGCCTAATCTACCAATGAATGCTTACGATCGTTATAGGTATTCTTGGGGTATGACACAGCTTGGTGAGTCTATGGCTTCATGGTGTGGTTATCGTCTAAAGGATCCAACTGAGTATGGTCATCGTATGGAATACACGGTTATTGAATCATTCCTATTGACTGTACCAGTTATTAGTCGGCACTTTGCAGAAAACGCTCGATCACCTGAAGGTAAACTGTGGGGTGAATACTATGGACCTCTTGTTTCTGAAGCTCGATGTGAAGCAGAACTTGCTGTAGAGCTAGAGCGCATTGCTAATGATAAAGAAGAATGGGAAGCGCGCTCTAAAGCTTGTCGTGAACTTATCTACAAGTTTAATGATATTGATGTAATTGGTAAAAAGTTTCTTGATTATGTATTGACAAAAGGCAAAAGAAGTGATAAGATAGATTTTGTAGAGACTATTTCGGATTACTTTCCGTCTGCACGTGAACGTCGTGATAATGGTGAAGTACTTATCACATCAGCTAAAACTGTAATTGACAAGCTAGCGTTTACATTGATTGACGGAAAGCAATTCCCTATTGAGTCTCCCAACAATGTTGGTTCAACACTTGAAGGATTTTTTTAATGTATCACAAACGAATAGTTGTAGATTTTGACGACACACTAGCGTTCCACCAAAACCGCAACTTTGATGATGCTCTTCCTAACGTACCCTTGATTAATAAGCTTAATAACTTATATGATCAAGGATGGCAGATTGATATTTTCACCGCGCGTGGATCTATCTCTTGCGCAAGTAGGGAAGAAGCATTCGACAAGTATTACGAAAGCATGTGGAAATGGCTTGATAATAATAATGTTAAGTACAATGAGCTATCATTTGAAAAACCCTTAGCAGCTTACTACATAGATGATAAAGGTATTCTGCCAGAAGACTTTCTTAAAGTAAACATACGCGATCTTGAGGGTGGTTTGTCTGGTGGAGAAATCTACACAGATGGTAAACTAGTACACAAACAAGATACTAATGCACATGCAACCGGTGATTGGTTTTCTAAAGCAAAGGGTATTGCCACACCAAATGTGCATAGGATCGTTGGTGAAACTATTACTATGGATTATGTTGAGCACGACGAAGGTTACTTTGATGATAACTTTCATATGGGTCTTGCGCTTATTCAGAATAAACTTGAGGCCATGAAAGTACTCAAACCACTAGACAATCTAACTTACGAATCATATATAGATCGTATAGAAGTTCATGCTAATAATTCAGGTCAAGAAGTACTTATTGATAACGTGCGTGATATGCGACTTCTTAATGAAGTAAGAACATATGATAGAACGTTTGCACACGGTGACTTTGGTATCAAGAATATGTTATTCGATGGCAAAGAAGATAATATGACACTAATTGATCCTATCACTGGTGTATTTGGCTGTACTGAAATTGACTGTGCTAAACTTATTGCAAGCTTAGTCATTAATGACTATGCTGCTAATGTTTATAAAGCAACGTTTGAATATCTGGCTTTGTTTAATGAGATAAATAAAGATATACTTCTGGTGTTAGTTATCGCTGAGATTACTAGGGTTTACAAGTATCATCCCGACAAAAATTATATTATGGAGTGCGTGAAAAATGTTTGTGGACATTTCTAAAATAGCGGATGGGTTAAACATAGATCCATCTGAAGTACGAATTGGCTTTACTTGTTCAACGTTTGATCTGTTACACGCAGGTCATATTGTTATGCTTCAAGAAGCTAAATCTTTGTGTGATTACCTTATTTGCGGATTGCTAACTGACCCAACGTTAGAACGCCCAGGCACCAAAAACAAACCAATCCAAACTCCTTTCGAAAGATACGTCCAGCTTGCTGGTTGCAAGTATGTTGACGAAGTAATTCCTTTTTCTACTGAACAAGAAATTATTGATATGATTCTGGCTATTCAGCCTGATATCAGAATCGTAGGAGAAGAATACGAACATACAGATCATACAGGCAAAGGTCTTTGTCCTATTCATTACAACAAGCGTAAGCATTCTTTTTCATCGTCTGATTTGAGACAACGCGTTCTTCAAGCTGAAGAAAACTCTAAACCTAAA